TAAAGCATTTTTGGCACTAATAATGCCTGATTTTGCTAACTCTGCACTGTACTGGCTGATTCTACCAACGGCTAAGGCACCAGTTAAAACAACCGCTGCAGTTATTAATTGGTCAAGATTTTTCGAAACAAAATCTACACTCTCTCCAAGTTTTTGAGTGATACCATAAGTGCGGTCAGCTTCACCAGCATATTTAATAAATGATGTTTCGAGATTGGTGTATGACATCGCAAGAGTTTTTACACGCTTATTAAAGTCATTATCAACCATATCACGAGCTTTTTCTAAGGCCTGAATAACGGTATGAATATCTAATTGACCTGATTTGGCTAGATTTTTCAACTCTCCAGTAGCCGTTCCAAGCCCCTTAGCTATTGCATCAGCAAGCCCTGGCGTTTGCTCAATTACAGAGTTAAGTTCATCACCACGTAATTCAGCACTTCCTAATGCTTGACCAAATTGCATTAATGCAGCTTCGGCAGCACCTGCGCTAGCACCTGAAATTGCAACAGATTTTGCAACAGTTTCTGTTAATTCAGCTACTTGTAATTGAGATAAATTTAATCTATCTGCATTTTGCGCAAAACGTTGATAAATTTGAGCGGTAGCGCCAACAGATTGATTAGTTTGTAAAGATATATCAAACACACTTTCTGTAGCCTGAGCCATTTCTGTCTGACTATGAGTCACCAATCTAATACGGTTCTGTAGCTCAGTGTAGCTATCCATCATCGCAATAGCTTGCTTTGACAAATCTTGCGCTCTACCTAAATTATCAAGGCGAAAACTCCATTTTGTTGTCGAATTGATGTTATTGGCAGCTTTCTCAATATTATTTAAATATTGTGTTGTACGTTCTGAGAACTGACGTGCTTTTTCTTGAGCTCGAGAAAAATTAGCTTCAAATTGTCTAGTAAATTTTCGGGTCTGATACTCCGACTTACTCAATCCATTCTGAAATTGGACTGTATCGAGACTCAACCCAATGTATAAACTACCGAGTGATGACATATTTTCTCCAGAAATAAAAAAAGCCCGCATATTGCGAGCTTTCTATATAAACACTAACTATTTAATGATGACGTACTTAACTTCGTTTTCTTTTTCAATTTGCTGCAGTACTTTATTTTCAGTTTTCTTCATAAAGAAAAACATAGCTACTTTTGCAAAAATAAAAAAGGTAATGTAGGCCAGAGAAACACCAAGTAAAAATTTTGTGGTTATGCCTGTTACAGCCAAGATAAAAATAATAGGTAACACAAAGAATAAAGCGAAAAACGCAATAATCTCTTTGCTCAACCAATGGATAAGTTTAATTTCATCTTTAAACATAACCCCTCCTTATTTACTTATCTATACTGTACAAAATACATTCATTTTAATCAATAGGGAGTAGCTAATTTTTTCAACTTTTTTACTAAACAATCAACGATTTAACAAATAAGACTCTACGCCATCATCTTCTTTATCTTCTGCCACCTTATTTGCATTGAAAAATGGCATTAAATCGTTCAATGTTGTGGCTTTCTGTTTTGGATCTTTATGAATTAACGCTAACAAATGAGCAATCTGTGCTGTGCGATAATCATCTCTCCACAAACCAAATGGCTGTTCTTGATAAAACAGCATATATTCCTGAAAATGTTTTTCAGGCATTTGTTCGATTTCTTCTAACGTTTTGCCCAACGCAAGCGATAAAGTTATTTGGAACTTGCGTCGGTCATTAAGTTTTTTGGTTCATTGCCCATCAATGCTCGACTTAATTCTTCGGAAACTTCATTATCTAGGCTTGATAATGCTTTCAAATCATCTTCATTTTCAAAGTCAAACAATAGATTGCCATCTTTATCACATAAGCGGATGGCTAGATTTCTGGCTAAACGATATGGATCGTAAACTTTTCCTAATTGCTTGCCTAATTCATCAGGATCATCATAATCAAGCTCAATACCTTGTGCTTTTGCAATATCACACAATAGTTTGTGCTGGCCAAACAATCCACGGTTCACATCACCGACACTTAATGCTCTTACATAGTACTTTTCGCCAAGAATTTCAATTTCGGTTACTTTAGGTTTATGCTTCAACAATTTGTTTCTCAAATCCATTGTATTTACCCTCTTTTATGGTTAAAATTTACTCGCAGGTAAACTTCTCCTGCATTAAAGGTTAATCAAATAATTAAAGCCAAGAGCCGATCACTCTTGGCTTTTTTTATTATTAAGCTACAGGTAAATGGTACTCCTGTTTTGTATGCTTAATAGTCGCACCGCTTTCAAATTTACCCATAGTTTCACCGGAGTAACCATTGCCAGATTTGAAATAACCAGTGCCATACATCGTGCCTTGATCATTTGGGAAAACTAAACGGAAAGGGAACTTCGATTTCGAAAAGAATTTTTTACGGCATAATTTTTGCATTTCGGATGTTGGCGCAGTAAAGAACTTCATCTGAGTCTCACCGTACTCAAACTCACCTGCTTCGGTGGCTTTGCCATCATCACACATGGTAGTCACATCTTCTTCGGTCAATGTGTCTTCGCTGCGCTCTAAATTTCGGAGCTCACAGAAATTATTTGACCATTTCACTAATGCCGCTTTAGCATCAGTAAATACTGTTGGTTGATCATACGCTGACCAATCAACTTCATCAGCCAATGTAATTACATCTGCCGCAACAGATTTAACTGGATAATATCCATCTAGCGCACCTAAGCCTGTAACTAAGACGCAATCACCAGTTTTGAATCCGCTTGAAGGGATAGTAATTGTTGCATTTGGTGTTACAGCACAAGCTGTAATTTTCTTGCCGGCATCTTCAGATGTGCCAATATAAAACCGTGTTTTTTGGAACGGTGTGGTTTTTGCTGCCATGTTTTATTCTCCATAAGCAATTTGATAAGTTATTACCCGACGATGTAATTTTGTATCGGGTTCGTAGTCACTGAAATCACTTTCTCTCTCGGCATAATCAAATGCCGTTTCAAGTGCGGTAAAAATAGCCTTTCGCAGAGCGAAAATGTCATCAGGATTTTTGCTATAAACATCAATCTGCACCGTGAAATCATCAAAATCTCCATCTTCCAAAGCTGAATTTGGTGATATTGCTGGGAATTGATATACGATGACTGGATAGGCACTATTTGTTTCAGGGATCAACCCATAAAAACAACGACCTGACACCAGTGGATTTAGAGCATTAAAGAGTTTCTTTTGAATCATTTACCAGCCTCTCTAAAAATGTTATTGCGCAAATTATTAATAATTTCTCGCGATACTTGATTTTTTTTAGTTGAGAATGCTGGACGCAAAAACGGTCTGGCTTGCATTTTTGATGTTCCAAACTCTATAAATCGCCAGTAATAAGGATCGTTAGGGTTTTTAGCGCCACCTTTACCTGTTTTAACTTTAAAGTTTTCAATAGTTTTACTTCGAAGTTTTCGAACATAGATTTTAGAGCGGACATTTCCGAACTTATCAACCTTTGTACTTTCAAGTATGGCTCTTTTTAAAGTGCCACGTTTCCGATGCGGTACTTTCTCTTGTAAAGTTGGTGCATTGGCTCTTGCTTTATCCCTGATAATCACAGCCCCTTTTCGCATTGAGTCAACAGAAATACGACCTTTTGTTTTCTTTCCAAGGTCATTCATTTTTTTTCCTAACTCTTTAAGACCAGTAACTTTAACAGTCAGATTAGACATTACCTGTCTCCTTACACATAAGCTGTAAAGACACGTCACGCTCTTGAGTATTAAGCACGGAAAGAATTTCAAACTCTCTTTTCCCAAACTTAACCTTCATTGTGGGTTTAATGCCTTCTATATGACGTAGCCATATTTGAGTGGTAACTTCAGACTGTACTTGCTGGGCTGAAAAATACTCTCGACCTGATAATGGTCTAACATCAGCCCAAACAGTAGCTACTCTCTTCCAGGTTTGAGTACTTGCACCGTAATCATTCACTTCATTAACTTGCCGTAACAAAGTAATTCTGTGACGTAGCTTTCCTATGTTCATCTTAATCACCTACACATCTATAAAACGATAACGCTCAATGATGGCTTTAACAGTTGGAGGTAAATCAAAGTTTGTTACACCTTG